GCCACGTCGGCTGCCTCCGGCGCCGGCTGAATGGCATAAGCACGCCCTGCACCGCTGTCGCTCATATTCGGCCCGACGACGTTCTCGACGTCGGTATTGCCTACTGGCTTAACCTTGACGACCGCGACTGTGAAGCTGTCGTACAGGATCGACCAGCCGTCGCCCAGGTCCGGCGTGTGGTCCTCTAGCAGCGTGGGCTCTGGCTCGTTAAACTGGTCTTCGAAGATCAGCGCCATCCGTCGGCTCCTCTGCCGGCGTTAATCCATCGTGATCGTGATGCTGCCCGCCGGGAAGCGCGCCGTGTCACCGGCACCAATCTCCTTCGACGTTTGCAGATCGGCCCAAAACATCAGATTGCCCCCCTCCGGCGCGTCATGGATCCCGACGGCGACCACCGTTCCCCAGCTCGCGGTCGCTTCCGCAAAGGCGATCTCCACGCCGTTGGACTTCTGGCCATTCGTCGCTGCCGGCCAATTCGTTGCGTTGTTCGCCACCTGCTTGCGCGCATACGAGCCGCCGGACACTTCCGTGCCACCGCCTGCGTCGGTCGGCGCCGAGGTGTACAGCGCCAGATACACATCTGCTGGGCGCGTGTAATCGTCACCACCCAAGATGTGATCCAGCACCTTGTTTTCTAGGTCATTACTCGCAGAACCTGCCATTTAAATCCCTCCCGCGATCCATCGCGTGATCGACCAGCAGAGCAGCCCAGCCGCCGGCGAAAGCAGCGCCAGCAGCAGCAGCGTCAGCCAGTCAGCTTTCTTCATTGGCCTGCGCCGCCTCCTCGACCAGCTCGGCCCATTCCGCATCCGAGATCTTGCGCAGGCCCTCGGCCGCGCGCCGAAGCACGCGGCTGGTGTGTGACGTCACACGCCGCGCCGTCTGGCGCATATTCTCGCCGCGCTCGCCTTCGACCCGATCCAGGCTGTGCCGGTCGGGCGTGGCCGCTTCCAGCAAGATCGCCATCACCTCCCGTGCGACGCCGCTGTCCAGCGGGGCGCTCCGCAGCGCGCCGGCAGCGGCCAGCAGCTTCTCGCGGGGCAGCTTAGGCGCCGGCATCGTCGTCATCTCCTGCCGCAAGCCGCGACCGCCCGTTGTCGCCGGCCATCACACTGATGAGCTGCGCGGCCACCTGCCGCGCTGTGTCGACCTGCTGCATCTTGGCCTTCGCAATATCCTCAGCGCTGCGACCCAGCAGCTCCCACGACCACTCATTGGGTGCGTCCGTCTGCGTGTACAGCTCGACCTGATCGCGCTTCGACAGACTGTCACGCACCACCGGCCGTTCGGCGATCTGGAAGTCGAGCACGCCCTGCCGGTAGCTGTCGAGCGAGAAGGGCCGGAAGCCGTCGAGGCGGTGATATGCGCCAATGGAGATCGCCATCTGCAGTGCGCGGAGCAGACCGCCGTCCATGTTCGAACGGAATTCTTGAATCCGGCTGATCGCGTCGTCGTAAGCTGTCGTCACACCAGGATACGTCAGGTTGCCGCCCTCGCGGCGCATGCGGTTGAGCGAGAGCTGCGGAATGTCGTCTTCAATCTCAACCAGCAGCCGTTCCAGTGTCTGCAGTGAATCGGCGATGTTGATGTTGGAGACCAGGATTTGCGCTGACGATCCTTCCGGCCCCAGGATGACCGGCACACTGCTGCGCGCCTCCTCGCTTTCCTCGTCGTCCTCGTCGCCGACCGTCGCCACGTCCTCTTTGATCTGGTCGAGCGACGTCACGCCTGCCAGGTAGTACGGTGCGGTGACCGCCTTGCGCACCTGGTCGTGCAGCACACTGGCAAGGTCGTTGGCTTCCTCGATCTTCTCGATACTGGCATGGAACGAAGTCGCGCCCCACCCTTCACCGATGTCCATCGATTGCGCCAGCACGACCGGCACAAAGCCATACGGATTGTCCCACTCGGCGGTCAGCCGACCAAACGGATCCGCATGGACCGCATATGGCTCGCCGTCCCGGTAGGTGGCAAAGTGGTCTTCGTCGATCTCCAGTGTGTAGAGCCAGGGCTTCTCGTCCGCCGGGTCCTGGCGCTCATACTCGATGACGACTCGCTTGACAAATCCGGTCGGGCCGAATTCTGCTTCCTTAACCACACCGGGGTGCAGCAGCTCCAGCCGCACCTTCTGCGACAGGAAATCGGTCGCAATGTTGATCACCGCATCGCCGAAGCGCGACGCATTCCGCGCATACAGCGATTTGCGCTGGCCCCAGTTGCTCCACTTGAAGACCTGTCGCACCGCCTCGATCACGCGGTCGTCGGCGTTCTGCAGCGGAATCGCGCCGTGGCTGAAATCGTCCCAGTCCAGCGCGCCGCCGTAGGCTTTGGCCGCCTCCAGCTCGACGAGGCGGGAGATCGGGTTGTAGATCGGGCGCGTGAAACGATACAGGCCGCGCTCGCGCAAATGCTGCCGGCGATAACGTTCCAGCGCCGTAAAGACCTTGTTGTGATAGAGCAGGTTGTAAAAGCCGTATCGGAACAGCCGGTATTCGTAGCTGCCCCAGTCGTCTCGCGCCAGCGCGCCCGGCTTGCCGGTCGGCGCCAGCGCCGGATAGCGAAAGGTCAAGATCGCTGCGCGCATTGCAAGACTTAGCCTCCGTAAGATGTTCATCACCGGCGCCTCCGCGTCAGCGCCGACGGCGCGGTCGCCACTCGGCCCGCCGGCTGGCGCTCGACGGCCACCACCGCGTAACGCAGCGCGTCCAGCCGGTGGAAGCGTTCTTTGTGCTGGATCACGTCGGTAACCTCGCCGTTCTCGTCGAGCTTGCGCTGGTACGTCCCGAACTCGTCCAGCGTGCCGGTGCAGGTGTCGAAGACGAACAGCCGGTATTGCTTGAGCAGGCTGATCACCGTGTCAATGCCGCTCTCCACGTCCGACACCGGCGGGGCGATCACGTTGTCCGCGCCGGCGGCCTGCCAGTCGCGCCGCTGCTGGCTTTCCGACGGCTGGCCGACCACGTAGAACACCACGCGCTCGCCGTTGTCCTGCGCGATGCGCTTGGCCTCGGCCACATGCTCTGGCGTGCTTTTGCCGCCGTCAAGCTGCTCGCGGTAGAGGTACAGCACGTCTTCTACCGGGTCGAGCGCCAGCCACACCTTCGCCACGTTCGCGCCGCCGGGGTCGATACCGACGTAGCGCGGCCATTTCGCCGGCACGTTGAACGGCCTGACCTTGTGGCCGCCTTCGTGCTTGTAGGCGTCGATAAAGGCGTTGTAGATCAGGCCGGCAGGGCGCTCAAACTGGCCTTCGTAGAACATGCGGAACTTCCAGTTGTCCATCTCCTGCCGGCGCTCCTCGAATTCCTCGCGCGAGAAGGCCGGGTTGAGAATGGAAGCAAACTGGATCACGTCGATGTTCTTGTCGCCTTTGAGCCAGCGGTCGTACACCTGCTGCTTGAGCCAGCCGAGGTTGTACGGCGTGGTCGTGATGAGAATACGGCCACGGCTCAGCGCCAGGCGCCGGCGCACCGCCTCCCAGGCCGACAGCGAAAATTCGTCTTGGCCGGCCTCATCCAGCCACGCGGCTAAGGCCGTCGCCGATTCCAGGCCGCCCGGCGACGACGCCGAGCGCAGAATGAGGCGGCCCCACATCGGATCGCTGGCCTTCCGCGCCAAATACTCGCCGCGCTGCGGAACCCACGACGTGCCGTCCCACGTGTGCAGGCATAGCTCGAGGATTTGGTCGCCTGCCCAATAGCGCGCGATCCCAAGCACGTCCTCGAAGACCGCGCGGATCTCCGGCAGCATCCGCAGCTTGAACAAGTCGTAGGTCGCCGTGACCGCTAAATAGTCGCCCGGCCCGCACGTCTCGACCTCGCGCGCCAGCCACCACGGGCCGAACGACGTCTTGCCGCCCTGACTGCCGGCGATCATGGCAACAATGCGCGCGGTGCTGTCCCAGGCCGCTACCTGGGCGTCGTGGAAGCCCAGCTCGACGCCGCGTGTCAACCGCTCGCCGACTGCTTCCTCCACCACCTCGTAGAGCGTCGGCGCGTCAACCGCCGGCGCTGTTGCCTGCATCGCCACCACTATCACCTGCCCCGCGAGGCACCACACGAACCCAAGAAATCGGCACCGGATCGGCGTCAGGGATCCCGCCGATCAGCGTGCGCTGCGTCGGCAGGTCGTTGAACTCCGCGCGGCTCTCGTTGAGTACCTTCGCCGCCGCTGCTGCCAGCGCGTTAATCTCGGACGGGGCGAGTACGGCATCCTTGCCACTATACGCCTGCATCGTTCGCGCCAACTGCCCCACCAGCGCGCGCACGACGTTCTGCCGCTGCTCTCGCTGCTTCAGGCGGTCGGCCTCAAAGCGCACCCGCACCTGCTCATCCAGGTAAGCGTCATAAGCGCGGGCGCGTGCCACCCACTCGTTCTTAGCGGCCCATGCGCGGAAGTACCCAGGCGTTATGGATTCCGTACCTTCTTTGTACTTTTTCCATGCCGCGTCAATCGACCGTTCCGCCGGTGGAAGCGCCCGGTATTTACAGAACGCCGCATACGCCTTCGCGCTCTCGTCCGCGCGCTGCTCCCAGGCGTAGCCCTGCGTGTCCGGCGTCAGCTTCGACGGTGCGGCCATCAGGCGTCCGCCTCGTACATATCACCTAGCTCGCCATACTCGACCGCGCCCACCGCTGCGGTTGCCTTGCGCGGGTCGCCCTTGATGAACACGAGTACATTCTGATGCGTCTTGCCGAGCTTACGCGCCGCCTCAAATTGCTTACCGACACGAATCGGCAGGCTTCCGATGCTGGTCACGAGAATCGCCTCGTTATAAAGCGCCATGCCCGCCGAACGAAAAGCGTCTATCGTGTCACTGACAAAGTTGCGGCACATGCCCTGCTTGTCGCGAATATCGCCCACCACCACACACGCGAAACGGTCAGCACGCAGCCGCCGCACCGCCGCCGCGATAATGTTGCGATACGCGCCCATGAACGCGGTGTAATCGCCCGCGTTGCTCAGGTCAGCGGGATCGTCGCTGTAGATTTCCAGGTCAAAGTACGGCGGACAGGTAAACACGAAATCGCACGCCTCATCAGGCCACAGTTTGTCCAGGTCGCGGCTATCCCCCACAATCCAACGCGGGGCGATATCGGTATCCTGTACCAGCGCCCGCGCCTGCTCCTGGTTCGCCGCCACCTGCTCCGGTCGCAATTCCACGCCCACGTAGCGCCGCCCGGTCAGCGCCGCCACAATGCCGCGCACGCTCCCGCCCGCGAATGGGTCAAGCACCACGCCCTGCGGCGGGCAGAACCAGCGGTAGGCTAACTCACAGAGCACCGGGTCGAAGATGGACGTGCTCCCGTGAGGGTTAGC